TGTACTACATGCATCGGTATATCTTTCAACTTTAGCTTCGGTGTTATGACTCTGAATAATGATTTATTTACCTTTGCTCTTGTCATATCAGCTGCAGAATTTTCACTTAAAGCATCTGTTGCCTCTTTTTTCGAAGCCAAATTACCAAGGGAATCAACTACAATGATAACATGATTTTCAGTTTTAATAAGCTCCAATTTTCTGTTTATATCAAATGTCAATTCTTCATAATTAGTAATTGGCGCATGAATAACTCTTGTAGGATCAATACCAGCAGCCATAAAATATGATGGTGGTGTACCAAATTCTGAATCATAGAATAGTAGCGTAGCATCATCATGTTTATCCAAATATGCTTTAGCTGATACCAAACAAAACAAAGATTTGAAGTGTTTAGATGGTCCACACCATGCAGTCAACCCTGAAGAAACTCCACCAAATGGGTCTGCAGATAATGCAACATTCATCATTGGAATTTGTGTTGGTGCAAATTCTCTCTTGTTGTAAACTAAAGATTCAGATAGTAAACCAGATTCCTTGATTTTTGTTGCTTTAAGTAATTCGTCTCTAAAACTCATTTATTTCCCTTCATGATTGCGTTTAATTTTTCAATAAAATTCTCAATTTGTTGGTGTCTTTGTTGACCCGGCCAAGCAATTGTATCTTTATCGATATCACCCTTAAGTCTATTAAGGAATGAAACCTGTATATCATACAATTCTTGTGCTTGCGTTGTATCGTTATCCTTTTCATTTTCAAACGTGAAACCAAAATCTGGTGTCATACGTACATCATGTTGCGCCATTATTATCTCCTAATAAAATTCATCTAATTTCTTTTTACCATCCAAATCAATATCAGCTAGACTAGCCAATGAATTAACTGGTTTTAAGAATGTTTTATCTATCTGTTTTACATAATCAATATAACCCTCTAATCTAAACTCCTCTGGTAATTCATCTGGCACAGCAAATATATTCTGACCAGTCGGGTTAGGTAAAAGCATATAACAGATACGCATCTTATCACCATTTTGTATCTTTGTACACACATCATTTAGATTTTTTTCATCTACTAAATTGTTATATGTTATCGCTCCCCGCACATGATATGGTACACCCTTTTTGAATATAGTGTTTGAATCAATCCATTTATCAATATCAGTAACACCTGATGGTTTACCAATTTTATCAAATGGCATTGAGTAAAATTCTTCAACACATTTTTCAATATGTTTAATTAAACCAGCTTCATCTTTTTTAACGATATAGGAAATTGAATCCTTGATGTAATTTCTACATATCTCTGGTGTTGATGATTTAACAGCCTCAATACCCGTCATTTTGATTACAGGTGTTTGATATTTAATACCTTCCATGGACCACACAGACATAATATAGTTTTTAGACGCTCTCCAAACACCTTGTCCAATAGCTTCAACTTTCATATTAAGGCATGGATCATATGCATTTGTAGTCTTATACATTTTCTCTAGTGCTACACTAATTGCTTTTTCTTCTAATGTTTTAGCAAATTCTGTTAACATATCAGTTATCTTTGATCTATCTTCATCATTGTTAGGGTCTGATCCCGGATAGATTTTATCAACAATACCCTCTACATTCACATAAATCGAATTATGAACACATATATTATTACCAAAAAAATTATGATTATCTTCAACTTCGATATCATACACATCTATTTCTTGTATACCTAATGATTCAATCACATAATCATCATCAAATTCTATTTTTAACATAATCAATTATCCTCTTTACCATAAAATCTTTATCATCACGATAATCAGATTCCCAAACAAATATAGTTTCAAAACCCCGTTTCTCTTTTATCAGGTCTTCTTTTTGTTTATCATATATCCATTTATCTTTCGCTATTATATTAGTACAGCCTTTACCACATAAATAATCGTATGGTTTATACATCTTAGGATTACCATGATAATGATCACCCTGAAATTCTATAACAATATTCATATTAATAGATACGAAATCATATTTAAAATATCTATTATTTACTATATCCATAACACCATATTCATTATTTCTTTCAGCAAAATAAGCATCTGAAAATATATCAGTTTTATCTAGGATATTCCAAAATAATTCTTGGCTTATTTTGGAATATCCACATGGCATTTTATTGATATATTTTTCAAATTTTGATATTCCCACTTCTTTACCATATCGTGTAATAAAATTTTCAATAGTATTAGCTTTTTTACTATTAACTTCTTTATATTTTTCTTTACCAAGATATTCCTCTGAGTTAGTATAAGATTGTCTATTTCTATATATATTGAATTTTTTAGTTCCATCTATAACACCATGTCTAGAAACCATATTATCAAGTGTTACAGCTCTTGATTTATTATAAGAATTATATTCTTCTTTAGACATACCATATTTTTCAAATTTATATTCATATGAATTACTATACGATTGTCTATTTCTATATATATTGAATTTTTTAGTTCCATCTATAACACCATATTTAGAAACCATATTATCAAGTGTTATAGACGATCCAGCACATGACTTATTATATCTAATTTCTCCTAAATTATCACCATACATCAATATATACTTTTCTAATAACATTGCAGAACCCATAATCATTATTTTATATAGAATATCATACAAACCTGATATCGTATCAGGTTTATTATATTTTATAACATTTTTAAATCCTTTTGTGTGTCTTCTCGAATATATAAATTCTATATCTATATTATCATCATCATATATTATAGGAAAAATATAATTATTTAGTTTTTCTTTTATTGATTTCACTATCGAACCCTTATGAATCTGTATCAGTACCTATTATATTTATGATTCTATGGTTCTCTATATTAATTTTTTTTGGTGATATCTCTAATATTTTACCACTTTTTTTATCTTTTACTATTACAGAATGGTCTTCTGTCACTGTGACACTTTCACCTCTGTTATTAGTTATTCTATACATCTCCTTTTTAACTTTATGTTTCATTACATATTTAATTGGTTTATATTCAATATTACCACTAATCTTATTAATAGAAGGAGTTAACGACTTATCTCCTTCTTTGATATAGTTTTCATTAAATTTATCACATTTAATATAGTCCTTCATATCTTCAAAATATTCAGATATAGTGGTATCTATACCATTTACATTAATAGTAGTATCACCAACAACCGAATCTGTGTCACAACCAATAATATAGTCAAAATCAGTTGTCTTTAGTATTTTATTCAAATATCCATTTACTTCCACTTCCACCCATTTTGTTGCAAGTTGACCACTAATAGTAATGCTTTCAGCGATATCATTGTTAAACCATCTTGAGTATTTGTTAGCCAACCCACCATAACCTTATGTTCAATAAAAATCGTTAGTTTTTACCCGGAATAACATCCAGCTTTATGTTACCATAAAGAGCAGACTATATCATCATCCATATGGATGTCTGGCGCTTCCACTTACTTAAGTGTACTTCCTTGCGGAATAGTCGTTGAACCTTCTCTTTCAAGCTTGGCTGCTGATTGTCCTATTATCAGGAGTTTCCAGCAATTCACCAGATTTTCATTTATATATTACTATATAAAGCCTCTAATATTAAAGGAATTTGCTAGGATTTTTACTGCTAACTGTTCATTATGTAATTGCGTTTCATTATATGATGCTTTTTCATATAAAGCTAATAATTCAACATCATTTAATTCTTCATACATTATAATCCTTCCATATATTATGTGTTTCTAAAATATTATGTGGAATATCCTCCATCTTTTTTATGATAGAAGATGATGTTTTAATCCTCTTTTTTCTATTTCTATTAATATTTTCTCTTTCTTTTTCTTATATTTCATCATTTCATTTTTATATTCAGTTCTTTTAGAGAACAATTCTTTCATAACTACACCGAATACACCGGGTTTATCTCTAGAGAAAACAGTTCCTTTTGGTGTCATTGTCATATTATCTTTGATTAATTTATCATAAAATTGATCAAATTCACCCTTAATAACTAAATCAGGTGTATTTACACTATCATATTGTGATAGTTTACCCATAAATGTTTCAGCCGAAATGTTATAAAGCATTATCAAATGTGGGTATAGAGATGCAAAATCAAAAGACATAACATATTTATGGTGTCCAGTGATAACTTTTTTTACATACCCACCAACAATATTCTTAGCTCCTTCTGCTACTTCTCCTGTTTCTTGTTGATGTGGTATTACTATATTATCTCTCATCAATGTATTATGAATAATAACATCACATGGTTTAACTGTCGAAAATGCATCCAATACATTTGTTCTGGTGAAATGAGCTAACTGAAAAATCAAATCAATAAATTTCAATTTATGTTCTAAATCTTCAACTCTCACAATATCAATGATGTTGTAGTCATAAAACAGATCAGAATTTTCTTTGTATAGACGGGCCAATGTTCTATATTGAGAATAATCCAATTTCTTCTTATCCAGAACATCATGAGCAATGTAGTCTAGTTTATACGACTCATGATTTTTAAATGAGAATTTTTTATAACATTCAATATAATCAAGTGTCGGTATTCCAACAATATCAAACCTAGATTGAGTTTTACCCCATGCTTCATAAAATGATTCATTAATAAGACCAAATGGGGATAATTTCTTAGCCTTTTCATCACCCAATATGCGCCTTATACGCCTGATAACATACAGATTATCATAACCATTCACATTCCAACCAGTAATACAATCCATCTCCAGCGCAACCCATATACTAATGAATTTACGCAATAAAGCTTCTTCACTATTACATTTAGTATAGATTACATTTTTGTTTGGAATCTCTTTTTTTAATCTTTCGGATTTCGATGGATCATAATCTTTTAAACCAAGACAATAAATATCTTTATGACCAACCAACCCTATTGATATTGATATAACTGCTTTATCTGCTGTTTCGATATTACCATACCCACCTTCAGAATCAGTTTCAATATCATAATTACCAATCTTAATCTTAGAATTGTCTGATTTTAGGTTAGAATAATTATCATTTATCCACACATATTCAAAATACGTGGAACCATACACTTCAAAATTTTCTATATCCTGATATTCCCTAGAGAATGTGCGAGCCTCATAGGTTGATTCAAAATCAATTCTACGCACTGGTTTTCCAGCCATGTTTACATATTTTTTATTATCTTTATCAGAATCAACAAAAAGATATGGTTTATTATGCACCTGTTTGTTGAATTTAACACCATTTTCATAACCTGATAATAGTATCTTGTTTTTATGTTTTTTGAAAAATGTGTAAAAATTATCGCTCAAGAAATATCCTTAATATTGGAGGAGAGAATGGGATTCGAACCCATGAGATGCTTTCACACCCTGCCTCATTAGCAATGAGGTGCCTTACCACTCAGCCACCTCTCCATATTATATTTATGTATGAAATATCAATATAACCTGAATCTAATCTAGAGTAAAGTGTTTATTTCAAATTCTTTATATTCAATATTTGATTCTTCAAATATCTCTTTACTCAGTAAATAAGAATTATTCCATCTTTCAGGTAATGGATGTGCATATTGAGATACAACTACACTTATTCCAGATTGAATTATTGCTTTTGAACATTCCACACATGGCGGCAAACCATAAACGTATGCGGTAGCTCCACATAAAGATATACCATGATATGATGCATTTAAAATTGCATTCAATTCGCCATGAACCATATATTTATATTTTGACTCTCTATCAGAAAGTCTTTCAAGAGTGTCTTCAATATTTCGTGGAAAACCATTATAACCAGTTGAAAGAATCCTTCGATCCTTTACGATAACCGAACCGATTTTCGTAGAAGGATCGAGGGACCACATGGAAACTTCTTTTGCGATTTTTAGAAATCGCAAATCCCATTTATCATACATTTAGATACTCATCCAAAAGGTGGAAGTCTTTTTCATGGACATAAAGTGACATTGCTTGCCATGTAATATCACCAACTTCAAAACTTGTTGTTTGATCCATACGACTATCTGTATGATCCAAATCATTATGAAGCATTGCCAAAACATGCTTCTGCCATGCATAATCACTATGGTATCCAGTAACTGCATCAATTGAACTCATTTGTACAGTAGCATTGAGTCTATTATCTCTAATATGATAACCCACTGCATTTGTAGGAATGAAATCATATTTACCATTTTCCTTATATTCTTCACACATAGAAGGACGATTATAAATCATAACAGCACGTCTGGATTCTGGATTTAATTCCAACTCATATGATACTTCAGAATATTGACCTAGATATCGTGGTGAAAAAATAAGCTCACCATAATTTGAATTAATGTTACCATATTGGTCGGCAGCATCAAGCCATTTTTGTTGTATATCTGTTTTTTCACCAATATCATTAATATTTGTTGATAGTTTATGATACCATTCAATTTCTTTTTTGATAAAATTTACATCTGGTGTACCAAAAATACTATCTGTATCTGCAACAAAACTAGCACCAACAATTTCAATAATGCGATCACCATTATCAGCATCCATTGTAAATTCTTGTTTTTGATACTTTGTTGCTAAAATTCGCCTAATATCACTAATCTTCATAGTAGTCTCCTTTATTTCATTAAAATTAATAAACAGTCTGGTGTTTCTTTCGATGTGTCAGACTGCTTATCATACTACCTCTTCCATTTTGTGGAAAGAGCCAAATAACCACGACCTTTACCAGACAACTTATAAATTGAAGTTGGTCGACCGCGACCTTCACCTTTTAGATTTTCCACTGCAACAAAACCACGTTCAACCAAAATCTTCTTGTGGTAATAGGAAATCTTCAAATCCTTTGCATCATCATCACCATTGATAACCTTGAGACGGTCAACAATCCACCACTTATTTTCAAGCTTTGACTTATTCATAATATAATTTCCTTGTTTCATTTAATTTATATGATCAATATAGAGTATTTTTGAATTAATGTCAACAACTAAATTAGAAAATATCAAATTATGCTCTAGTTTCAGCCCATCCGTTTAACACTTCACATATCTTATATGTTTGGTCTACACCAACACAACCAATACCACCAATACCAACACCATCATTAACTTCTTCCATGGCATCATTCAATTCTGAAGCAAATTCAATCATTTCACTCCAAGTAAGGCATTTAATCATATTAGCTGCATTATCCATATTACTCATTAACAAATTCCTTTCTCAAAAAACCATTTCCTTGCACCATTAGAGAGATGCTTCCCAACCTTTTTACTATCAAGACCATTTTCGTTAATGGTGTCCATTTCCTCTTTAAATACATCAGAAACCACCCACTTAACATAATGACCAGTAGATGTTTCATCAATCTTATGGTTCATTTCCTTAAGGTATTCAATACCTTGCATTAACCTAGATTCAGTCAATACAGAATCAACAAACTCTTTGATGTTGTTAATCTCTTCAATGTCAACTGCAGCAAGAGTTTTAACTTTAGAAATTGAATGTTTTTCACCCTTAACCTTAAATCTCAGTGTGGAACCATCTTCAAGATAGTGTGTCCAAACAACACCTTCACCTATACCAGAAACACCAAAAACAAGTGCAACTGGACATTCAGCTTCAACATCTTCTGTAATTTTAATCAATTCATTTTGAACTACATCTGGTTCATTAAAATCGATAACAATTCTCCATTCTGGAAAATCTGTTATTGAGTATGCATCTGGAACTTGAATCAGACTAAGAGCATTGGTTACACCAAAAATTGTACCCGGATATTCTTCAACAGAACCATTTTTGAATATGTATTTAACACTAAACACAAAAAATGATTTAGTTGGTATAGAGGAAATAGCAACACCCTTTTGTATTCCCGGACCAACCCATTCACCATAAACAATAATATTATCAATTTTATTATTTACATCAACAAAACCCGTTAATGTATTAAACAAGGTATTAATAGATTCCCGATTATCTTCACAGTATTTTGCAAATCCTGCATTATCATCACCAACACTCAATACACGATTGCGCGATTGTGGAGTAAAAGTGCCACTATCAGCTGAGTAATTCCATGAACAGTTTGTACCATGAAGTTTAACACTCCCACGAAATTCTAGTGTTGGTAGTGTACCAGATGTACCATTAATTTCATTTTGACGTGCAACATAATCCTTCACATCTCGAATTGTGTTTCGAAATTGTCCAATAGAACCAAATTTAATCATCTCAGTCATTTTATTCTCCCTTCACCACGTTTCTACTAATCTTTTAAGTTGTGCTCTAAGTGATTCTATCTCATCAATCAAAGCCAGAATATCAGATGGAGAGCATTTAGCAACATAATTTGCATCATTAAATGCTTCACTATGATACTCACCACGTTCACCAATTGGAAAAAATATAAATGCATCATCATCTGTATTAATAGTGATGGATTCTACATCCAATCTTTTTGCTCTTACACCAGATACATCCCACACACCACTAGTAGCTTTACTAGCAGCCTCTTTAAGATCATTTATAATCCAATCAATATCTTTCATAATTCTCTCCTATTAGTTTTAATATATATCAAATCATAATATATGTAAACAAAAAAGGAGCCTTTCGGCTCCTTTTTCTAGATTAGTTGATATTGTTTTATATCAAATTCCTCTGGTATTCCATATTGAGCAATTATGAAATCTCGAACAAATCCAGACCTAACAATGTCATTAACACCCATATAAACCGTTTCAACATTTTTCATTTTATTGGTAATTTTCATCAAATCTCTAGCACCGGAAAATTCCTTATATCGTTCACTGGTTAAATCATCTTGACCCGTATCACCAATAACAACCATTTTACAATTCTCACCAAACCTTGTAATAACAGTAGTAAGCTCTTGAAATGATAAATTTTGAAATTCATCCAAAATTACGATACAGTTATTGAATGTTTGACCACGCAAATATGATGTAGGTGAAAACTCAATAATACCTTTTTGTTTAAGAATATTATAAGCATCACCACGACCATATAAATCATTGACATTCGACATATATGGTTTTTCATATTCCTTCATTTTATCATTAGCATTTCCGGGCATGAATCCCAAATTTCTAGATGATACTGAAGACCTAACAATATAAATTTTTTCAAATTCTTTGTTAATTTCAAGTTCAGTTAAAGCCATATATAATGCTAAATATGTTTTACCTGTTCCCGGATATCCAACTCCAATAACTAAATCATTATTTTCAAATGCTTCCATAAATTTAGTTTGATTTGCAGTTTTACCTTCCACATATTGTATATCTAATGACGAACTATTTTTCTTATTTCTCTTACTTCTTTTTCTTGTTGGTTCATCAATTCTATTTAACATATAGACTCCTATTGTACATAACAAAATTAGAATCACGTGTTTATTGTTGATCGGGGATTATTCTTTTTGATGGTGTTGAGTACGTCCTTAAACCCATCAGATGGTTTTAAACCACCAACACCCGATACTAATGTTGAATTTAATATCATTTGCTGTTCATTTGGATTTTGCTCTAGATATTCCTCCCTTTGTTTAAGTGTTAATATATGATTACTGGTGACTCCAGTGACCTTATTTCGAAAAGTGTAGGTTGGCATTAATTGGTTCCGCCTTTTGCTTTCTGCGTTCTTTACTTTTAACTCTACGTGTCAATTCTTTAATTTTTTTGTATCGACGCTCATTCATTTCATCATCATCATATTTCTTAAATTTTTTAGCCATCTACCTTTTCCGCTGTAAAATTGGATTCAACTGATGTTGGAAATAATTCTGGTAATGCGTCTAAACAGAATTTTTCAGTTAACCTTCTTTGTGGGAGTTTCTTAGCTTTCAAGCCAATAATAAGGTCTGCATCTGACCTTGCAACCTTTTCAAGAAACGAAATAAAAATCAACTCTTTTCTTTGTTTACGATATTTGGTTTCTTCCTCTTCTGGGTTTTTAGATGGTAATAGAGCCTTAATTTCACCACGGTTAATAAGTCTATATAAAATACCATATTCATCATGATCAGACCTTCGCCATAGGCTATCAGGAATATCACCAGATGGTAAATCAAATTGAATATCTGGATGATATGTATACTGAATTAGTTTAGCATATGTCTGAATTGACTGACAGATATTTCTCAAAACGTAAATTCGATCCTGTTTATCTTCAACATCATTTACTTCATTCAACACATGCATCATTGTTTTTCTTTTAACTTGAATAATACTCACTTAAAATCTCCTACGCTTTCTAATAATTGTACTAGGCCAAATTTTGAGAAATAGTTAAATAATGAATCAGGTGGAGTTTTACTTTTTCCTTCTTCATGTTTTTCTAAAATTTGAATTTGTAACTGTTTTGGGATTTGTCTTAAATCAATAAGACGTTTGTTTCTATTATATCTCTGGATAGATTCTTGATCAGGAAATAATTCTTTCAGAGGAGTACCAAACCACTGTTCTAATTTTTTTGGCCCTAAACTCTTTTGTCTTTTACCTTCAACAACAAAGGTATCATCATCTGATAGTACATTTGGTACACCATCACCACGATCACCTGACATAACATGATCATATAGATAACGCTTAGGATCATCCACTTTAAGGAACCTTTTGTTAATATTATCATATTGATCGGTATTTTTAGTCATGGCTTGTAATTGAATAAAGTCCTTATCAGACGAAATTACAATATTAGGTTCTTCATCCAATCTTAATGAAAGTGTACCAATGATATCATCAGCTTCCATTTCTTGAAAATGGATTACATTATAAGGAAAATATTCATCTAATTCATTCTTGACTGTTTCCATGGATGCGTAGAAAAGTGTCCAATCAATATCGATCTTACTGCGAGCCTTTTTCCTAGCAGCCTTATAATATGGGAATATTTGCTTGCGCCATGAATTTCCACCATCAACACAAACTACCATCTTACCATATTTTTTTCTAAATTTGACATTTACCGAACCAATAGATTTTAGAATCAAATGTCTTATGAAATCTACATCTGGTTCAACCTTATCACGTGAATTATTTAATAAAGCAAAAAATGTCGATGTCGCAACTTGTGAATAATCTAATAAAATCAATCGTTTTCCTCTTCATCATATGGTTCTATTTCTTCTTCATTTTCATCCATTATAAAAAAATCATCTACAACAAAATGTAATGGATGTGATAATTTTTGATATCTATTAAGGGCTGAACTTATTGCTTCATAAATCAACATGAAATCATTTTCATTATACCTATCAGTTCTATGTGGTGCAATGACACCAATGGCAGTCATTTTAGCTATGATATCATCATATATAAACTCAACAGCTTCGATGTTGTAATCACTTTTAGCTTTTACAAGTTCTATTTGACCATCCACTGGTTTCATAAAATTATCAATCACTGGAAATTCAACTACATTAGTTTTCTTATTTTCTTTAAGTTTTTCCATTTAACTCCTAATATCTATCTTAGAGCATACATAATATTTATACATTAAAGATGGTTGGGGATTAATTTCCCCCAACTTTATTTATTGCTTGATGCAAGAAGCACTACATTACCATTAATTCGATTTGGAATTTCAATCTCATTGGTATTAACCAAATCGAAAACCTTGTTGCGTTGTGTCTTATTGCCATTCAACACAATTTCAATAGCTTCCTTTGCCTTACGTCCAACCTTTTTAGCCTTGGATAGCTTTGCATCAAAATTGATAATCGCAGTACGGTATACTGAAAGTGTTTTGTCTTCTTCAGCAACAAAATGCACCAATGTTCCATATTTTACATTATAAGCGAACAATGATTTTGCAGTGAGAATATTTTCTGGATTAATTGAAACAATCTTGAGGTTTGAATCCTCTTTACATGGTTCAATAAATTTTAGAAGATCGCTTGGTGCCTTGGTTTTTTTCGCACGTGGCTTACGTTCTTTTTTCTTGTTACTCTCATAACGATTCACATCTGCAATCAGAGTATTTACGAAATTATACATATTTATAATCTCTTTACGTGAATAGATTGAATACGCTTCCATAACATCTTTATCAGTCTTTTTGACAACCATTTCAAGTTCTGCAGCAAGACGCTGATAATGCTCTACAACAGTAGAACAATGGGCTTTTGGAATTGTGTTACTATTCATATACTCATAAGCAGAAAATTCAAAATTCTTGCTATCAAATTCATCTTCGAAATCAGCAATCACGAAATCTGCTTTGTTTTCTTTGAATGGAGTATCATCTACTTTATTTGATTTGACATTCCGTTTTACAATTTTCGAAAGCTCAATCAGATGATTTTCGAATTTATCCGCAATCCGCTTAGGCATAGTTTGCCCTTTATTCATCATATTCGCAACATAACACAAAGTGCGATTGATATGCTTTTCATCAATATTGATAACATGTTTATAAAGCTTTTTGTCATTAAGCTCTAGATAATCAAAGAGGTAATTGATCGCAGTCTTTGGATCAACCATATAATTGTACCAGTTATAAGCCAGCATAAGATGCACATTGGAAGAATCTGGATTTATTTCAATTGCTTCAGCACCCATGGACTTCCGGTCCATTATGGATTCTTGAATCCGACTTGTGCGACCAACTTTTTTCTTCCGTTTAATCAGTGACATTTTAGCCATTAGATTTCTCCTATTTCGTTTATAATTCAACATAGCATACAAAAATATGATTGTAAAGATTTATTTTTGATGTTGACATTAAATTAAAAATTTTCTATATTGAATAATAAATTGAAAAGGAGATGAAAAGATGCATGAGAAATTTTATTTGGTAATACAGACTGACTTGGTTCTTAACTCATTCAGTGAATATATTCATGTTCGAAGAATTGTTAAGGCGTTCTTCGAACATGAAAAATTTGAGGCTCTATCATTACTTGAACGATTAGAAGCTAGTGAT